AAAAGAAAATTCATTTTTGTCTTCAATCATAGTAGAACTATCAAATTCTTTATTTTCTAATTCTGATAGATCTATTGTTTCAGTTTTTCCATTAATAGTAACTTTATAATCTGATCCATACCCCAATATACGAGTTGCAATTAAAACAGCATTTTTGTCTCCTACAATAAGGTCATTAATGTTAATTTTTGATACTATTACAGATTCTAAAAGTTTATCTAATACTGTGCCTTTTTCAATATAAGCTTGATTTGAAAGAATATCTTCTTCCTTAGCAGTCATATATTTAATTTCTACCTTACCACTAGATAGGGGATTGTCTTTAGGATACATTAGTCCTTTAGAGGGTAATTCTATTTCTTCTGTTGGGAATTTAAATTCTGCCATAATCTTTATTTAATTAAAACGTTTTTATCGTTGATACATATTAATATAAAAAAAAGCTTGACCGAAGCCAAGCAATTTTTCAAATTAGGGGTGGGTAAAATTTTTAGAAATTTAATACACAGTAATCTGGTTGAACTGTCATTGTAATTTCTTGAGCAGCATTTTCAGTATCCCAGTTGTAATCTCCAAATGAAGCATCTGTAATCATTGCTCCTTTGATAATCCATTCTGAAACAATATCACCTACTGGTCCTAATACATTAATAGTTAAATCTTTTTTATAAAAATCACTATATCCATCTCTACCAGTTACTGATTCGTGGTGTAATCTAACCCACTCCATTACTGATTGTGCACCAGATGGGGTAATTGGGTCAAATAATGTGAACTGAATAGTTCCCCAAGTTGTTTTACCTTTTACAAAACGTTGAACGTTAATATGATTTAAAGGTACGGTTCCTTGTGATACTGTTACAGCCCCAACACCTTTCATGATGTATGCTGGGAATCCGTCTACAAAAGCTATAAATCTATTCTTTTGTTTTGGCTCGAAAGCGGTGAAAAATATTTCGTTTGGGTTAAGTACTGCCATTTTATATGTTTATTTTATTATAAATATTCGGTTTTTTTCTTTTTATGCTGGAAATGTTGCTCCAGTTGGTAACACATTGAAATCAAGTATAATAAATTCAGCTGTTTTAGTTGGTTGTAAGAAAATCTGTCCTATTAACTCATTTCTATCTATAACATCTGGTGTATTATTAGTTTCATCCATTACTACTTTAAAAGCATATAATCCTTGTCTTTGTTGAACACTTTCTAAATATGGATTTACTTGTGTTAAAAAGTTCTGTCTTGTTGCTATTGTATTTTGTTCAAATACTAAATTATCTGCAATTTGAGAGATATAATCCTTAAGTGTAATTAATAATCTACGTACATTAATTCTATCTAATGCAGTAGCTGCTTTTTGTAGTGTTTTCTGTCCAAATACTACAACTCCTTGTTGTGGGAATGTAGCGATTGGATTAACATTTGCTTCATATAAAGTATCTCTATTAGCCGAAGTTAATTTTCTCTCAGCTCTTACTACAGAACCTAATCCACCTCTAGTAATACCTGCTGGTGCGAACCATGGGTCTGAAGAAGCGTCTGTAAATGCGTATACTCCTGGAATCATTGTTGAAGCTGGAACATATACTAATAATCCAGAACTTGGATCAATAGTTTGTAACCAAGGCCAGTATGCAGCTGCATAACTTGAATCTATGGCTGCTGCGTTTTGATTTACAGTGGCAATTGCTGTGTTATAAGGAACTAAATCCATTACATAAATTGCATCTCCTCTTGAAATACACATATTTTTAATTAAATTACACTGTACAGCATAATTTGAATAATATAAACCAGGAGCTGAAATTACATTATATTGATATTCATCTTGGTTTGATAATAAATTAATAGCATCTGTATAATCAGTTCCAACTAAACCTTGTGTGTTTACTGAACTAATGTTTTCATAAAATAAATTTGCGCTTGTAGAATTTAAATTAGATCCTACTGCTTGATCAAATGAACCTGATCCTAATACAGGTAGAGATGATGTAAATTCACTTTTTGCTGTACCATTATTATCAAAGAAATAAGGAGTATTTGCATTTACTTCTTTTACTCTTATATAATTTGAAACGTTGGGATAAGATCCTGATTCTTGTAAATATGTTCCTGAACCATCTGGGGCTACTACCACATTTGAAGTAACATCACCAATTGCTCTGGAGATATAATTTGGTGAAAATGGATCTAATGATATATTATTAAATTGTTCTAATATTACTTTTTGGGTATTGTTATCATTACCACGTCTAACAAACAATGAAAATACACCTGATGCTGTGTTTACAGATCCGATTTCCCATCTTATGTTATCAGCAGAACCACTATTTAATGCACCATTTGACATTTCTGAACCTCCTGTATCTGCTCCTACTGGTGTTGTATTATTCATGATTACACCTTCAGATAATGTTTCTAGTACAAACGCATTTTGGTTTACAATTGCACTATCAGTAAGTGTAATTACTAATGGGGCATTTGGGGTACCAATATCTGATGCTGCAATTGTAAGTATATTACCTGCAGAATAATCTGCTCCGGTGGATGTTACTTGTATTGCAGTAACTGCGATTTCAAGATCTGATGCTGCTACACCAAAAGTCGCTGCTCCGCCTGCTACAACAGTTCCAAATGGAGTACCTGATAATGCATTTATTTGAGCTGATGTAATAGTTATTGTTGATTGTGAAGTAAATCCACTACCACCATTTACTATAGTTATACTTTGAATTATACCGGCACCATCTGATGTTATTGTTGCTGTTGCTCCTGTTCCACCTCCAGTAACAGTACCAAAATCGGTTCCAATTGCGAAAGCTGCAGAAGTTGTTGATACAGTAGCTGCAGTTAAATCAGTTCCACCCAGTACAAGTAATGCCGACTTTAATATAGTACTCGCAGCTGTAGTTACAGATAATGTTGCTCCAGAACCTAATGTTGCTCCGGTACCTTGTGTTTCTGTTATATCACTATCAGCTAAGGTAAAAACGCCTGCTGTTCCACCTGTACCTTGAGTTGTTATGTCTCCAAGTATCGATCCTGCTAAACCAGCACTAGCGGCTTCAACATTATTTTGTATTGTAGTAGATAAAGCGGGATCAAATGTACCGTTTGTTACTCTAGTTACAAGTAATGAATCACCCCCTTGTTGGAAGTAATTGTTTGCTGCTATAGAAGTTAAATAAGTGTAATCACCTGATCCACTTTCTAGAGTAGCACCAAATATTGTTTGGAATGAGCTAAAAGAACTACATAAAGTAGGCTTTTCTACTGGTCCTTTAACGGTTGGTCCTACAATTGCTGCACCTCTAGTTAAAGGTTGAGCTGTAACAAGTGATTGATCGTTTTCTCTTGCTAATACTCCTGGAGATATTAATGTTTCTGCCATTTTGTTATATTATTTTTAATTTTGTTTTATTATAAATATTAGAAAGAGATTCAAAAACTTATTCTGTTGTAGTAAATTCCCCAGAACCCAAATCAATGTTTCCATCTCCATATTTTTCTTGTAAGTCTTTACCTGTTTTATTAGTTTTTTCTTGTAGATCACCTAGCTTATCTAAAATTACGGCCCTTTGACCTTCTAAAATTGCTCGATTAATATCAACCTGACCTAATTCAAAGGTAATTTCATTTTGTTGTTGTTGATAACCTTTAAGAATTTCTAATTCTTCTTTTGATAACTTAATTGTTTTACTCATTTTTTATTTATTTAATTATACATATTTTTCTTTTATTCAAAATTTACAGTAGAAAAAATAGATTTATGATATTCTTCTGTTAAATCAGTATATTTATCTTTTAATATATACCCTATTTTCTCTATTTCTTCAGGAAGGTCTAAACACACGTTAGGTCCTTCAATTATTGTTTCTAAAGAATTTACCACTAATGTAAATTCTGGGGTTATGTTGTCATAAATTATTATTCTAGGTGCCCAACTACTCGTTTCTATCCTTTTATGAGTTTTTGAATTTTGAAAAAATAATTTAAAATTTTTATTTTTACTAAAATTAAATAAGGTATCTGTCTTATCGAATGAAATTTGATCCCAAATTGGTTCTATATGAGTACTATATTCAAAATTTTGAATTAAATTGTTCCAATAATCTTCAGCGCATGTAAATTTACCTCCTTCTTTCCAAGGATGTTGATCGCTCATGTAATATTTTTTATTAATAATAGGTAGTATAGATTTTAAATTTTCTTTAGATAAAATATTAAGCATAAAACTTGGAAATCTATAATCTATATCTTTTAGTCTTAAATCTTTTACTTTGGATACTAAAAAAGGAATAGGATTATTTAAATCATGAAAGATATTATCAGTTATTTTGATATCATAATTAATAAAACTAAAATGGTTATAATCAAGTGATACCCCTAAATTACCCGCTAATAAAATTTGATTCATAGCAGTCCAACCATAATCGTCTAATATATTTTGTAATCTAATAGATTGGCCCTTAAATCTTAATTTTTTCCAAAATACCATTCCCCTATAAGGGTATGTAATTGTTGGATTACTTTTATCATATATAAAATAATCAGTTAATTCAATAACATCTTCAGGAAGAGCAATATGTGAAAATAACAAAACATCTAACCCTAATGATTTTAATTTTAAAATATTA